ATAGTGCCCTTTGAGCAGCCCAAAATTTTCTGTATTTCTCTATAAGACTTTCCCTCTTGTCTTAATCTTAATATATTTTCTTTATGTTCCATAGGATTATTGTATTGTACCATCCTCATTTTTGTCAATGGTATTCTCAACTAGCTGTTGTACATAATCTGAGAAATGTTTTCTTATGCTCCCGGGTGGCCGGTTTCCTAAAGATTTCCAAAGCCTTTTATATTCTACTACGTTTGCAAAGGTAGTAGGACACAACATATGACCAGAATATTCTTTTAAAACCGTTGGCAACGGCACATGCTTGCCACAGCATTTACATTCTTTTGCCTTATCTTGATATATACTCATAATATTTCCATTCCGTCTAGTACATCAGCTAACTTCGAAGGCATTTTAGGTGCCCGAATAACATTAAGTCTAATTTCTTCATCATCTTTTGATGGCTTACGAATTATAGAATCGTAAGTGTGAACATCTATTTCTTGGCTATTTTCAAATTTAGTTCTACTTATGGCATTATAAATAGAGCCGCATACGGCGTCAGCTAAATCTTTAGAGCCTTTTCTTGGGTGATCTACTCTATCACGCATAATTTTAAGCTGCAAAAGCTCATCTATCAATAACTTAATATGTGGTCCAGATAATCTTTCTTCTGAGACAATCATGGCCATATCGTCATAATGCTTTTTAGCAACCGATAAAGTCTCGGTATTTATACCATATGCTTTTAATTGCTGCATCATATCGTGGGAGTTCCAACGATCAAATGTGCATACTCTTATTTTAAATCCTTTTGTTCGTAATGATAAAATATAATCTTTAACTTCAGTAAAGTCTACAGATTTATCTGCTGTCGGTGTCCAATATCTAACAGCATCTACCTCTACTATTGGAGCCGGCTGAGAATAGGTATCAGTAACTTTTATATTTACCCATTTCTGTACATGTGCCATAGATACAGCACAATGGTCATGTTTTTGTGCAAGGTCAACATGTATATAATATTCTTTATCTGGGTCTGGCGCAAACCAGTTTTCAAATCTTCCAAAACTGTCTACTGCAAGAGACATATTGCAAAAAGCTTTTTCTATCTTTTCCCTAGATTTAAAGAATGCATCTACGGCTTCTGGGGGCATACAGGCAAATCTTCCTAAAGCATCAGGCATGTTTTTATAAAAATCAATTCTAAAATCTTCTATTTTTTTAGTTGGGTTAATTTCCCATGTTGGTCTTTTCAATGCAAATACTCTTGGTATTGTATAGGAGATTATGTGATCTTCTTCCCATTCAACTGTTATTTCATTGCCTTCAGTACCATCAGGTAACTCTTCATCCATTTTTAATAACTTAGATCTAACTATAGTTTCTTTTTCTGCAATTACTGAATCATAAAACTTTTGTATTGGATCATTTTTAAATCGTGGAAACGAAAGCAAAATTACTTTACCGTAGTCTGGGAAACGGGATATAACAGATCCACGATACATATCATATATTGCGTCTGCTGTTTTGGCCTGATCATGACCAGTAGTATTTTCCGTTGCAAAGCCTGAGATTTCATCAAGAATAACTGCAATTACGTTATATCCTTCAAATGCTTCACGCTCTGAGTGTCCTGAATATACGTTAACATTTTTGTTAAATCTTATTTCGGAAGCCTTTGGATCATACTTTCCAATAAACCATGGAGATCTTTCTATGCGTGTTTTTAATCCTTTAAAGAAAACATTGTTGGCCTGTTGTGCGTTAACAGCAATATTAAGAATATCTATTGTATCTCCCGGCGGTTTACCATAATATGTTGCTGGGTCTTTTAGACAAAGAAGCAAATATACTATATATGACACAGATATGGTAGAACAATAATCTTTACCGCTACCCTTGCCAAGTTGTGCAATTACTTCGTTACATGTTTGTTTAAAACGCCGTTTCCCTTCAACTTCACCAAAGAGCTTAATAAGAGTGGATTCTTTATATATTTGTGAGCTCTTTTCAATGAGTGTATACTGGTAGTCCGAAAGTGGCGGAAGCCCCAAATAATCTGGACTTGTAACAAACGTTCGTAAATCGACTGGTCTTTCATCAAATTCCTCTCCGTCCAGGATATCAATGAGATCATTAAAATTAAGATCCACTAGCTTCCTCTGCGTCAATTACAACTGGTTCTACTACTCCAGTAATTTGAGATAGACGCTTTGCAACATCCATTTTACATTTCGGGCAAGTCGCAGTAACTTCTTTTAATATTTTTACCAATACTTCCTGCTTGCGCTCTGTCTCTGCCACCTGCGTTGCTAATTCTGCGTTGTCAAGAAGGCCTACTTCCTGAAGCATGCCTATACGCTTACCCTCAATATCTGCAATTAGTTTTAAGGCAGTGGCTTTAACATTTAATTGACCTGCGCCATCTGCATCTTCTACGGTCTTCCAAGCTTCTTTAATTAGCATGGCATAGTGTTGGTCTGCTCCAGAGATAGCCTCTTTTGCCCTGTCACGAGCCCCAGAATCGCTTCTAACGACCTCTTTCCACTCTTCTATATAGTCTATAACCTCTGCCCGCTTAAAACCCGTTAGAGTGGCAATCTGGGTCGGGGTATTACCTTTAAGGAGTTCTGAGACCACCTTATTCATTCGATCAAAATGATCTGCTAATTCAATGTCCATATATAGATATTATACTTCTAGTCGACTAAAAAATCAACTAGATTTTAACTTGGCAATTTTAAGGAGTACTAAATATCCAATTAAATCATCGATATCATTATCTCCTGGGTAATCTGTACCCTTCATTAATCTATTTAATTTGTCATCGATTCTTACATGGAGCTGCTCTCTTGGTCCCGCCTTTGAAAATATACGCACAGGGTCAAGAGCTGAATTGCCATAGGCAATATTTTTCTTAATAAGCATATGTGCAATTTCATGGCAGGTGTCCCAAATTTCTCTTCCTGCCTCTGTACCCACAGTTAATAAAAATAAATCTTTACAGTCAAAATCTTTTGAACTATCAAATACTGGCTCTAACATATCCGCTCCTATTGAACTTGTGATTCATATTTTGAATCTATACTGAGAGGACTCTCAATATATGGTGGAAAAGTATAGACATTAAATATGCCTTGATGACCTTTTCTAAAAATAAACCAATCTGTTGGATGATCAAAGCCTATTTCTTCTACATATTTACATAATTTTTCTGCTCCCCGCTTTGAAATTACGTAGCATAAAGTAGACCAGTCTTGGTATCCCTTGGCTATATAATAACTAATCTTTTGAGATTCGTCAAACCTTGGATACTGGTTGGGGTCTACATAAATACTAAATATATCATAGTCGTCTGGTAATACGCTCATGGCTGTTTGATATTTTTGATGAAATGAATTATCTATTAAAACATCATCTTCAAATATAATTAATTCATTTAAATTACTTTGTTTCAGGTATTTCCAAGCAAGATAATGACTTCCAAAATTACCAATTTCTCCCAGCTTAAAACCGTCCCAAGCAAGTTTAAATTCTGGATTTTCTAATTTAAACTTATCAAGCTCTCCATCTTTTTTAGCATTAAAACATTTTATACTTAATTTATTTCCATTTAATACATAGTCTAAATTATTTCTATTAGTTAATCGAGTATCGTCTATATATATAGTGTGATAATTAATTGGGTATTTATTTTTTAATAAATCTGGCTCTGCTTCATAAAATGAATCTATGGATAGGCAGTCTGGCCTATGCTGCATCCTTCCATATATTTTGTCATGCAGTTGTTTAATTTTATTAGAATCTATATTGTTTGCATCACAAAATTCATAAAAAGTTTCTAAAACTATTTTTAATTCATGAGAAGCTTTGTCATGATTATAGCTGCTGCCGGATGGATGATTTAAAATATTTGCATTATCTCTAAGGACTAGCTTTTTATTATATATGGAATATGCACACCAAATCATATCCATTCCCCAACCGCTAGTTAACTTTGTGATATCTGTTTTGTTTGATAAAAAATCAAAATATTTTTCAAGCATATTAACTACATCTCTATGCAGTATAACTGCTATGCCGTCTGTTTGAATTGAGAGCAGCATTTTATTGTCTAAATCTAAGTTAGTTATTCTGGAAGATCCCTCATGCCATGGTTCACTTGTTAAATGTGGGGCATATGCAAAAACATTATATGTTGAAATAGATAAGTTTGCTCTATCTAAAAATGATATCCAGTTATTATAACTTACATCACCGGCAAGCCAGAACATATATTCATACGAACGATCAAAGTCTTGAACGGCTTTATACAGCTGTCTATAATACCTTATATCTCCAACATTTAACCATTCATCATTAATTCTAGATCCAGAATTTATAATTTTATGTGGAATATTATTTGATTTAAAAGAATGCTCTATATCAAGAACATTATTGTATACCTCATCCCAACAAACCACATAAGTAAAAAATTTCATTGCATTCTTTTCTTAAGATTTGTTGTAGATATTGTTTGAGTATATGGAACATATACAAGACCTATTCCTCGTTCATCAAGCCAATCTTGAGTAAAACTCATCTGAGAATAGTAATCTTTTTTAGCCCAGTCAGATCCTATTACTATATAGTCTGGCTTTACCATTTCAATTGCTATTTTAGAGTCTGTCCCTCCAACATTCATTACCACTTGATCCACATATTTACAAGATTCTAAAACAATAGTTCTTTCTTCGGTACTGCATACGGGTGGCTTGCCTTTATACTGCTGGATAAATTCATCTGTATTTAACGATACGACTACACTGCCCCAGTCGCCTGCTAAATCTTTACATCTCTTTAATAAATTAACATGACCAGAATGAAAAAGATCAAATGTTCCTCCAGTATAAACTATACTCATTTAATTAAACCATTATCTTTCAATGCTCTATATATGGTCATTGTCGTAACGCCACATTCTTTTGCTATTTCTTCCATAGTTTTTCGCTGTACTACATATCTTCGATATAGCCAGTCTTTACTTTTATATAGCTTCATCGTTCTGTCAACACCGTATTTGAGTAATGTGCAATGCCGAATGCATCTGCTACATCAAAGTCATCTAAATCTAATTTATATTTTTTATTAAAATAGTCTACTGTTCGTTGCTTTCTAATTTCTCGCATTTTTGCTTTGTACCAAGATTCTGCGTAGCCAGGGTTTTCAAACTTAAGCTTATCCTTTTCCATTTTTGTCGGGTTTTTATTTCCAATATAAGCCTGCCAAGACGTAGGAGATATAGTAATAACACTAGCGCCAGTAGACATAAGCTCAGCAATGACAACACCGTAGACATAAGATAATTTTATCACGGCATCTGGGGATTTGACAAACACCGCTCCCTCAACAACAATATAATCTGACTTAAGTTCTCCAAGCATTGAATGCATTTTAACTTTAGCGTCATATATTTTTTCATAAATATCTGCTCCAGTAAATTCTATTTTGCACCATTTCAAAGGCTTATCGTCTTGCA